GGCGTTTTCATCACTAAGCCGGACGGATAGGGAGAAAGGCCAGCCGCCGTCTGCTTGACAAGCTGGGCCTTGGCGGGATCGAGCGTTTTCAAAAATTCATCGCCATGCAGATCGAGACTCGCGGCGTTCGCGGAAATTCCGGGACCATTCCCGGAGGCGCCGACGCTTCCTGCTGGCGTGACTGTTTGGTTTGTCTTGTTGATGAAGCCGTGAACCGGGTTGCCATATTGATCGGTGCTGATGACACCAAAATCAGGCTTGGAATAAATCTGCGGCGCAACCGTCTTGAGGACTTCTGGGTTGAGCGCCGCCGCTTGCGCGACTGCTGGCGGAACTCCGGCCTGCACAAGCGCCTGAAAGGTCGATTTTTGCTGCGCCAGCATATAACCCGTCTGGTCCGTCCGCTGCCCGGTCGCCAAGCCGCCGATGGCGTTGATGAGCCCCGCAATCGGATTGCCGCCTGTCGTCAGATTGGTGGCCCCGGCCTGTAGATGATTGAGCAGCCCGATCCCCGCACTGCCCATGTCGAAGCCGGGAGCGGGCGCGGCCTGCGGAGGCGGTTGGGGCGGCGCTTGCATGGGCGGCTGTCCCTGTCCCATGGCGGGCGCGGCGGTCGGCGGAAGCTGCGCGGGATTGAACTGCGGCGGCGCATCCATGCCCGCCCCATAGCCCGCCGCGCCGCCCATCGTGGACATTGGGGAGGCCATGCCGGGAGCCGGTGCGAAGCCCTGCGATTGCCCCATGCCTGTCGCGCGCAAAGCCGCTTCGAGCCAGTTTGGCGGGCCGCCGCCGTAGCTGGCGGGATCGAATTGGAAGCCGTCGAGGATGCCCATGTGCCTGCTAACCTTGGAACGGGAAGCTGCCGGCATTGCCGCCGGTCTTGGACATATTGCCGAGATTAGCGAATGCATTGATCCAGCCCATCGCCTGCTGGGCCGGCGACATGGTTTGCGTTCCCTGCGTCGAGCTTGTGCCGCTGCTGTTCTGCTGGCCGAACATGCCGGCGATCGGCCCCAGAATGCCCGCGATCTGCGCCATGTTGGATACCGGCATGCTCTGCTGCGCGTTGGCAATGCCGAGCGTTTGCATCGGGGCATAGTTGGGCGCGGCGAGTGCGGCCCCCGTGTTGTTGATGCCGCTGTTCTGGATGCTGGCATTCGCGGCGTCGGCGCCCAGAAGGCCCCCCGCCGTGTTGGCGCCAGCCCCGTACAGCGAATTGATCGCGCCAAGCTGGTTCTGCGCCGCGTTTTGCAGGATGCCGGTCGAGCCCTGCGTAATGCCGCGCGCCATCGCCTGATAGTTGTCGGGCGAGCCCAGCCGGCCCGCCGCCGCGAACATCGGATTGACCTGGCCTGATACGTCGGCGTTCACGGTCGCGAGCTGCTGAGCAAGGGCGGGATTTGAACTCGGGTCCATGGCGTTGCCCGACGTGTAGGGCGAAAGCTGCCGCTGCATGTCGCTGTAGGCATTGCCGAGAATGCCGGTCGCGTTGCCGTAATTCTGCGCGCCGCCGAGCTGTCCCGCCGTCGCGCTCCCCACGGCATTTGCGTAAGGATTGCCCTGCTGGGCATTCGTGTAAAGCTGATTGAATGCGCCCTGCGTGAACGGCGTGCCCTGTGCCGTCCCGAGGCTGGTCGAGAGACCGCCGAGAATGCCCTGGATATCCTGCGAGGCCGGCGCATAGGGCGTCGTCTGTGACTGCGCCTGGTTCTGCGTTTGGCTTGTGCTTTGAGATTTGCCGCCCATCAGAGTGCCTTTTCAAGTATGACCGCTCTCACTCGGTAGTCGGGAAGAACGCGAATCCATCCTTCCCGCCCAATGACGCGCATACGCAAACAATTCTCGGCCCGCGCATAGTCTTCCAGCCGTCCGCGAAGATGCCCGTACTTCGCAAAATTCTCGCCACCCAGCGCGACGATAGTGCAAGCGCGCTCGCCCTCGATCATATTGAGTTGCGTCACCGCCGCCGCCAGAATGTCCGTACCTTCGTAGGCAAACCATAAGAGAGACGCGCCGTTGCGAACGTCGTGCTCAACCTCCGCGTAGTCCCCCATCCTGCCGCGTTCCATAGCCTTGCGGATCAGCGCAGCCGCCGCGCCCCAATACATATGAGCGTGCTTGGGATCGACGCAGGCGCATTCAACCAAGGCAGACATAACCGAACGTGCGATCTGCCTGCGCGTTGTTGGCATGCGTGATCGTGAAGGAACTGTTCGCGACCGCGCTGATATAGGCCGTTCCCGCCCCCAGCTCGGCCGCCGCATTGGCTGTCTTGGGACTGAGCAAGACGACGCTTCCCGCTCCGCAGTTGACCGCCGTGGTGACGGTTGTGGCCGCGCTGGCGGTGAGCGTCACGGTACCGACCGCATTTGAACGACCCTGCGCAAGCTGGTTGATGGCCGCACAGATGCGTTTCAGGTCTTGTTCGTCGGTCGCCAGAACCATCGCGGTCATCGCTCGCCCTCAAGCGCCGCGTCGGGCTCGATGCCGGATGCAAAGCCCCATATGGTTCCGGCCGGAATGCGGCAGCGCCCGCGCGCATAGCGGGTCGAGGCGCGCAATGAGACTTGCCCGACCGAATCCATCGCCTGCTCGTCGGTCAATGTCTCGGCCGCGTCCAAGCGTTCGCGCATGCCGACCGAGCCGAACAGCGCCGTCGCGTCCGTGATCGGCCGGAAGCCGCGCACGAAGGTCCGCCGTCCCGGCTGCAACTGCTGCGCGCCGGTCTCCATCGAAGCTTCCAGCGCGGACCCACGAAAGAAGCCCAGCGCATGGCTGGAGCTGAAGGCCGCTATTTCGGGGGAGACCGACACCGCAAAACTGTCGAGCGATGGGATCAGCGCATCGAGAGACGACGAGATGCTGTCGAGACTCTCCAGGGTCAACCCGGCCTGCGAGAGCGAGCCGAGATATTCCCCGGTGAGCGAAATGGGCGTGAAGCGCTTGAGCACGTAGTCATAACACAGCATCTTATCGAACAGCCCCGTCGTGCCGCTATTCGACTTGTAGGCCCAGAACACGCGATGGCTGCGCGGGTCGGACGCGCCGATGACAAGCTGGAGATTGCCCTTGTCCACATCATTGAAGAAAGTGCGGTCCACCTTCTCCTTGCCGATCGGCTGGGGATAGCCAGCCGGGTCCATCTGCATGATGCCTTGCGGGCCGATGAAAAACAGTTGATCGCCCGAGCGGATCAGGGAGTAAGGCGCATACAATCCGCGGTCATCAGAAATGCGCTGGATCTGGAAAATGACCGGCGAGCCTGGCGCATAGATCAATCGGCGGATCGCCGTGTCTTGCAGGATGTTGCCGAACTCGCCTCCCGCCACGCCGCGCACGATGCCGCCGTCGCCCAAGTCCTGAAATGACGAGGAATTCACCCCCGAGGTCCAGCCCGTGGGATCACCCAGCGCCGACCATTGCACGCGATAGGGATTGGTCAGCAGTCCCGAGAGCACCACGAACTGGCCCACAATCGAGATATACCGTGCCTGCGGAGGCGAGCCGCCCAGGTCCGCGAATGCACTCGATGATGTCAGGTCGAAAACCTGCGGAACCACGTTGGCTTGAACAAAAATCACAAAGTTGATGTATTGGACGGCCTGCCAGTTGTCCGTGGAGGTCAGCGCCGAATAGGAGGCCGCGCCCTTGCTTACGTCGGTCCACGTCTGGTTTGTGTTGTTGAGCTGGTAAATCTTCGTCGAGGTCGCGGCGAAGATCGCCACCGAGCCATCCGTCTTGATGGCCTTGAAGAAGCCCCGGCATGGACCAGGAAGGGCCGCGCTATACGCCGTGAAGCTGGGGAACGGGCCGTATCCATCCCCGCGCGGCAGCACGTTGTTGATGATGGAGACGTTCTGCGCCTGGAAGTCAGAGATATCGGGGCGCCACTCGCCGAACGGGATCATCGTCACGGCGTAAACCCGATGACGCGGATGGAAAGATTGGCCGGATTGTTGAACGTGTTTGACTTGATATCGGCCAGTACGTCCTCAAGGCGCGCTTTATACAGCGCCATGTTCTCCGGGTCTTTCAGGAAGCCATATGCTTCCAGTAGCGCACCGAACAGGTAGGCGTCTGGATAGTTCGTATAGAGCCAGTTGAGTTGACTGGAGATGGCGGGGGTTTTTTGGTTGTAGAGAAACTCCAGAGCCGTGCTGTTAACCGGCCGAATAAGGATGTTCACGCCCTCGATAGTGTAGAGCCGGGGAATGTCAGCGGGACTCGTCGGATAGGCAATTTGCAGATAGGATGGATGGACATATTCAAGCTCGATGCGGGGCGATCCGGTCCAGGTGAGGCGCCGGGCCGAGAGATAGTCGGCGGGGAGCGCCACGGTGCCGTTCGACGGCGTGAGCGAGGCGATCGTTTCCTGCTGGCGAACCTTGAACAGCTTGCGCGAGATCGACGCCTCGAACAGCGTGATGAAATCCGGGATATTGGTCGTGAGGTCGCCGCGCGCCAGCCAATTGCCGATCTGGGACTGAAGATCGGAATAGGTGGAGAAGGTCATTTGCTCCAACCTATGTGGAACGGATTGGACGGGTTATCGACGCGCAGGAACTTGTATTCTGGATCGTTGATTTTCCTCTGGATCAGCCTTTCCCATTCCTCGCCGCCCATCTTGATCGGGTTGCCGCGCTGCCATTCCTCATTGAGCCACTTGTCGAGGAAGATGTTCGGAATGGTCGAGGTATGCCGCCAGACGGCCTTGTGGTCCTGCGGGGTGTTTTGCAGGCGCTTGTTGTTCTCGATGATCGCTTCCACGTCCTGCCAGCGCTCGAAGGTAAATCGGCGTTCGGCCGCGTCGTAATGCGCCCGATTGACGATATCGCTCATCACGAGACTTCCGTGATGTTGAGCGTGCCGGTGCCGGTCGCCGTGATGGCGGAAATCTTCTCGCCGGGCGTGATGGTGACGTAATCGACCCAATTCGCCGGAAGGAAGACGCCCGAAGTGGTCGCGGTCGGCGTGCCGTCGCCAACCACATAGAAGCATCCCGACGCCGACGTGGTGGCGACGCGGACTTGGTAGGCTTGGCTGCTGAATGCCGTGCTGGCGACCGCCGTGGCGGAAGTCGCGAGGTTGACGATTTGCGTAGCCCCGAAGCGGGGAGCGAATCTTGCCATGTCGATTGTCCTTGTTGAGAGGCCCAGCCGGATCGCGCCGGCCGGGTATTTCTCAGGCGCGGCGGATGACGGCGAAATGCGTGACGAAGCCGCCAGCCGTGCCCGAGCCCGTCTGGGCAAAGGTAATGGCGTCGTCTTCGTTGCACGTATTCGCGCCGGTCGGGCTGGCCGTGGCGACGTTGCCGATGGCCGAGCCGGATTGCGTCACCGTATAGGCGCCGCCGGTAACGGCCGTGCCGGCAATGCTCACCGTCACGGTCGCGTCGGCGGTGGAAAGGACGGAACCGATCACGGTCCCGACTTTCGTTACCCTGCCGCGAAACGGCGCGCGGGTCGCGCCGGTCTTGCCCGTGGTGAGATCGGTTGTCGTGCAATGCACGGTCGTCTCATCCATCGGGTGGTTAGTGGGAAGTGCCATTGTGTTCTCCTGAATGAAAAAGGGCCGCCCACCGGACGGCCCCAAAGGTCACGATGACCGTTCCCGTTACGAACTGGTCAGATCGAAAACGCCGCCCGAAGCTTTCTCGTTGCGACTCTCAAGGGTGCATTCCATGAGAATCTGCTTCTTGTCGGTGTCGCCGGTCTTCGCGAGCGGAAACGAGACCATGTTCCGTCCGGGTAGCGGGGCATAAGCCCACATGTCCATCTGGAACACGAACACGTCACGCGAGCGCTGGAAGCGGTTGGGCTTCACGCGAAGCTTGCCGAAGTCCGACTCGTAGGTATCGACCGCCGCCGTGATTTTGCGGTCGGCCTGGTCCTGGAACGGCGTGCCTCGGCCGGTGAAGGTCGAGAATGCCTGCTTGTTGAACGCTCCGACCATCACCGTGTCGGGCTTGCCGCCAGAGGTCCAAATTTTCTGGAGCACGTTCTTGAGCTGCGCTTCGGTGAACCCCCGCTGCAAGCCGTCCGTTCGGGTGGACGTGCCGTCAGCGGCGGTCGGATCGGCGCCTGTCGTGGCTCCGGTCGACTTGTCGGTATTGGTCACGATCCAACTGAGCACGGAAGCGAGCTTGCGCGCCGTGGTGGACGCGCCGGCCACCGCCGCCTGATTGGTGCCGACCAGCGTAGTCTCCAGGTCGCGCTTGAGTTCCAGGCCCTTGAGCATTTCCTGATAGGCCATTTCGTCGTCGCGGCCGGCATGATCCACAACGCGCTGGGTGCCGGTAACGCGCGGGATTTTGGTCAGGATTTGGGCGATGTTGTTGAGGCGCACGGTCGCCGTCGCGGTGTCGGCCGTCACGCTGTCGTCGCCTTCGAGCTGGGCGTTGGAGTTGGATGCAGCCGCGAGAGCCTGCGTCTGCCATTCGTGCTTGACCGCCGACGCCTTGGCCCGCTCGATGCCGGAATAGAACGGCGTATCGGTCGGGTCGATGCGATAGATCACATCGGCGAGGTCTTCACGGTTGCCTACAGCGGTGTAGGTCGTGAAGGCATTGGTCGCGAGAGTCATTGTCGTACCTTTCTAGCGAGCGGCACCACGCCGTAGCGATGTCAGTTGCGCCGCGAGGCGTATCTGATTGAGGCCGGTCGCCTTGTCGAGTTGCTGGGTGAGGGTTTGGATTTGGGCCTCGCGCGACGATCCTTTCGTCGGCGCGGAGCCGGGTCGTTGAACAGGCGGCTTCGGCGCGGCAGTGACCGTCTTGGCCGCTGCTTTCGCCTCGCGGTAGCGCACCGCATCCCGGATCAAGAGTTGCACGCGATGATCGCGGATCGAGACTTCCCGATCGCCGCTCCAGAGGTCGGAGAGCTCGGCGGGGGTAAATCCCAAATCCTTGAGCATCGTGACGGCGGAATTGCCGATTTCGGCTGCTTTCTTCGAGTCGGACAGTTCGGGGGCTTTTTCGAGAAAAAGGGCATCCTGTTCCGCGATGAAGGTTTTCAGCTTGGTCGACTTTTCCAGCGCTTGACGCTTTTCGGCGGCCTGCACTTCCTGCTGGACAGCCGCAATTTTCTTTTGCGACGCATCCCATTGGATGTACCGAGGCCAGTCTTCGCGCGCCAAACGTTCCATATCTGCCGCTGACTTGATGTCCGAAAACTCGCCGCTGTGTATCTCCTGAATGGACTGGAGCAACATCGGCAGCGCGTGCTCATACTGATTTCGCACCTGTTCGACCGCCTGCTCTTTGGCCGTGAGGCCTTTGAGCTTTTCGGCGGCTTCGTTCTGACTCTGGCGGAGGGTTCGTTCGCGATCCTGTTCGCGGCGCGCGATCTTCTCTTGCGCTTCGCGAGGGTAGGTCTTGAACTCTTCCCGTTCCTCCTTCGTCCACGACCTCGGCGGATCGATGGGCGGCTGGGCTTCAGCCGGTTCGTTCGCCTCCGTCTCGCTGGGAGCCTCCGTTTCGGGAGGGGCAGCGTCAGCCTCACCGGCTGATTCCTGTTCGGCCTGTACCGGGGCGGCTTCCTCTGCGGGAGCGCTCACCGGTGCGGCCGGTGTTTCTGCTTTCGCCTGTTCCTTGTATCGCGTGTCGGCCAATGACCGAGCGGCCTCGCGCAGCGATAGCGGGCCTTCGCCGCCTGCGGTGCGCTCGATGACCGGACCAGCCGGGAGCGCGTCGGATTCGTTATATTCGGTCATGCTCATGCTTTCACCCTATTGGCTACCGACCGCTGCTTGTTCATGTGGTCCAACTCGACCGCCGCCAGCTTGCCGTTGTCGAAGATGATGCGCAGTTCCTCGCGCACCTTGCCCAGCGCGTTGATGGCCAGGTAAAGAATCTCGCGCTCGGCATTCTGCCCCGGCCGCGTCTGCCGCCATTCCTTGATGTATTTCGACTCAAGGTGGTCGAATACTTCGCGGAGGGTTTCGTCATGCAACAGCGATTGCGCCCGCGACCCCAGCGCCATCTGTTCGCTCAACTTGCCTTCGTCTGCCATCAATCATGTCCTTCAATCTGTTTCGGACTTCTTCAATGCAAGGTTCCCATTCGTCCTGCTTGTCCTGGCGAATGACGCGGGCCGAGCGATACCAAGCCGTGCGGTCGCTCTCGCGATGCCAGCGCCAATCGCAGCCATTCGTGACGAGGATCAACACCGGCTTGCCCAGCGCGCCCGCGAGATGCGCCACGGCGGTATCGACCGTCACCACCACGTCAAGCGCCTCGATGGCCCGCGCTGTCTGCCGCCACGTCTTCAAGAAGGGCTGCAAGTCGGCCACAAAGCCGTCAAAGCCTAGGTTGGTTATTTCGGTTGAGGCCGGTCCGACTTGCAGGGAGTAGAACGCCGCGCCCGACAGGTCGAACAGCGGCACGTAACTGGAGAACGGAAGCGAGCGGAAATGATCCCGCACATAGACCGGGTTGCCTCGCCATACGAGGCCCACATTCAAGTCGCCACGGCTCGGGATATTGCCGCGCACCGCAGAGAAATACGACTCGCCGGTAATGTCAGGATATTCGATGCCAACCCGCCACGGCAGCGACATGGAGCCGATGACGTAATCGCATTCAAACGGGCCTTCCAGCGGCACGATGCCATGCACCGCGATGTTGTCGCTCACCAGATCGAGCAAATCCGGCATAGGGCCGGTCAGCCTGACGGTCGCGGCGCCCAGCCCATACAACTTGGGAATGAAGCGGCAGAACTGGATGAAATCCCCGCTGCCTTCCTCGTGATAGACCACGATGGATTTTCCCGTCAGGTCTTCGCCTTGCCAATGCTTGACGCCGGCCGGTAGCCGCTGCTGGGCGCAGAGCGTACCCTTGTTGGCCTTGAGCTTTTCTTCCGCGCATTCCCGGCGGACCTCGAAAGCCTGCAACGCCTCGACCAGCGTTCGCGTGCCCATCGTGGCTCCGGCCATCATGGCGATGGATCGGTCCCGCTTGTAATGCGGCGTCGGGGTCAACTCGATGGCGCGGTCATACCATTCGATGGCCTTCTCATTCTCGCCCAGCCCGCGATAGGCCACGCCGATGTCATGCAATAGTTGCGGCATGAATTCGGCATGCGAGAGATGGACCGCGCGTTGGTACACTTCCAGGGCTTCGGAATAGTTTCCGGTGCGCTCCAGCGCGCCCGCGTAATTGATGGCGCTCAACAGCACGTCGGGGGCTATCTCATAGCCGCGCCGGGCGAGTGCCAGGTAATGCTTGGTGTTGGTCTTGTCGCCCTCATTGGAGAGGACCGCGAACATATCGACCAGCGTTTCGATATCGTTCGGATTCCGTAGCAATCGCGCCGCGAAGGCTTTGTAGCGCGTGACCGTATCGGTCATGCGGCTTCCCTCTCGACACTCAGATGCGACGACACCCGGTCTTCCTTGTGGACCGCCAAGAGGTTCATTCCCATGGGATAGAAGTCATAGCCAAGCTCGGCCAGAAGCTGCTCAAGCTGCGCCTTGTCCACCTTGATCGCCTCGATGACCAGGACGGGCCGGCATTTCTTGATCGTCTCGACCGCGCCAGCCAGGGCTTCCAATTCCATGCCTTCCACATCGAGCTTGATGAGGTCCACGCGGGGCAGCGCGAGCGAATCCAGGGTTATCGTCTGGATGGTTTGCGTCGGCTTTTCGTAATCGATCGCTTGGCCGATGTTTTCGTTTCCGAGACGCTGCTTAAGCTCGAAGCTTCCGAAACTGGCGGGGGCTGTATAGTCGGGCTCGGGAATGGCGAGATGTCCGCATTCCGCGTCGACGGCGCCCCAGAGCGCCCGAACATTGAGGCAATTCTGGAGAGCCAGGTTTCCCGCGAGTGCATAAAATATCCTCTCCTGCGCCTCGATGGCGATGACGGAACCCCAGCCCCGCATGAGCTTCGACCACTCAACCGTGTGGACGCCGATATTCGCCCCGCAGTCGATCGCCACCATGCCGTCACCCGCATATTGGCGGCGCAGCTCCAGCAGCGACTTGACGGTGGCGACCTCGCGCGGATCGTAGGCGCTCTTCTCCATGAGCTGCGCGCCGACGCCGTAGAAATTGCCCGCAAAGCCTTCGTTGTAGTCCAGCCGGTTGACGATCATCGGGCCGTGGTCGGTGCTGGCGAGCACGAACGCGATGGGGTTAGCCATGGTGCGACAACATGAGCAGAGCTATTGCCTCGTCTTCATCCTGGTCATGGCTGGCGGCCTGCTGGCCGAATTGGGCCTGCAATCCCGCGAGCCGGGCTATTTCGTGCAGTTGCGCCATGCCTCGCGCGGTCGCGTCGGCGTGGGAGAGCGCCAGGGCATTCGAGAGCGCTAGCCCATCAGCCTTCTGTGCCTCTCTCGCTGCCCTGCGGCGTTCCGCTGCATCGCGTTCCGCTTGTAGCGCGGCTTCGCGTTTGCGGCGCTTCTCTGCTTCCTGCTTGCGCGCGGCGGCTTTGCGTTCCCGCTCGCGCTCGGTAACGATGTCGTGCCAGCGCTTGCGGCTGAATGTGCCGCCGCTGATCGAGGAACCGACGCTATCCTTGTTGAAGAAGATTTGGTGCGCGGTGTTAGAAAGCGTCAGCGCATAGGAAATCGTCGCGAACGCCTCACTTGGATCAAATAGAACGGCGTTATAACTGAGCGCGTAGGCGAGCGAGGTAACTGGTATCTGCGTCTGTAGCCCGACGCCGTTATAACTCACCGTATAGGTGAGAGCGCTTTCAACAAGCTTTGTCTGGAATGCGACGCCCTGGTATGTCAGGGTATAGAAGGAGACCGCCTCCGGCATTCCGACGCGAAACGTTACACCCTGATAGGTCAGGGCATATGAACCCTGTGCCCACGCCACAACCGTAGTTGTTGCTGCGGTATCAGCGATCTGCCCGAGCGGAAGGCGCCCTAGCGTATTAAAGCCGAGCATTTACTGCCCCAGCGTAATCGAAATGGCCGATGTTGGCGAGATGGTTGCCGTCAGCACTCAGCCCCTTGGCTGGATCGATCGAGGGGCCAACGTCGATCAATATAGCATCCATGCCATCGCCTGCGGCCTGGGTCGCTACAGCACTGACCGCCGCGTTATAAGCCGCCACCGAGGCATCGCTGAGCACCGCCGAGCGCGGATTGGTGAGCAACCGGAGCGGCAACGCATTCGATCCGGTCCAGAACCAATCGAGCATCACAAGGTCATCGGCCATGGGCGAAGCAGGCACGTTCGCCGTTATGACGATCGCGTGGGAGCCGGCGCCAAGCCCTGTGATCCTGCGCAGCGCTGGGGCATAGATTGGCGTCGTGCCGCTCCGAAATATCGTCTGATCGCCCACGCACGGGAAGGTACCTACCGTTACACCATCCGACGTGACCGTGATTGAAGCGCGATTGCTGTCGCACAGCACTTGCTGAAACGCCAGCACGTCGCCGGTAATCGTAAAGCTCGCCGTCGCGCCATTGGTCTGGGTGTATTTCCCCAGCCCGTAGAATGGCGTGGCGTTCCACGTTCCTGTGTAGGACCATGCGCCAGAGGTCGCCAACGCCTTGTTCCCGGCGAGCCAGTAGGCCATCGCGGTCAGGGATTTCTGAAACTGGCTGACCGCGCCCGAGCTGGAGCCATAAGCCACCAGATCGGCGCGGCCCGCGAGATGGAAGTGCCGCGAGCCTGCTATTGGCGAATATCCGAAGATCGCCGCCGCCTGGTCGGCAAGCGTCTGACCGCTCACCGCCCGCATGTCGCAAGCTTCGCTGCGAATCGCGGACAGCACATGCGGCCAAGGCGTGACGATATAGGGCCACAGCGATCCGAAGGCGGTATCGTTGTTGGCCCCGAATGTCATCGAGTCGCCAAAGAAGCGGTTGGTCGTCATTGGAAACAGAACTCGGTGATGAAGACGACACCTGCTGAGCCCGCGCCGCCTGCGACATTCGCGGTCGTATTGAACACCGCCCCGCCGCTGCCGCCCGAGCCGTAATTTCCGCCGGCATTTCCTGCGCCGGTCGTTGTCGGCACCGGCCCTTGACCGCCGCCCCCGTAGTAGCTTGATCCTCCGTATCCACCCACGGCAAATAGAGCTGTAGTGGGAAGGCCCGTGCCGGTATTGCCCGGCATCGCAACGGGCGTGAGGTCTCCTGTTCCAGCGACGCCGCCGGCGCCACCGGTGGCGATTACGCCGCTGGCACCACCAGAGCCGCCCGTGGCACCCTTACCGATGCAAAGCACCCCCACGCTGGTATCACCGCCGGCCCCTCCAGCATTATTGCCCGCGCCGCCTCCCGCGCCACCAGTACCGATCGTTACTATCTTGCTGGCGCCAATGTCTGCGGCCGTCACGCGCTTGCGTGCAAATGATCCCGCACCGCCGCCGCCCGCGCCGACTGACGATCCAGCCGTACCGGCCGCACCGCCGCCACCACCGCCGCCGCCGACACATTCGATGATCGCGAAAAGCATCCCGGTGGTCGGCGTATAGGTTCCGTTGGAGGTGAAAACCTGCGGTGCCGGCACTGTATTGATGAGCGCCCGGACATCTTCCGCAAGCAACACAACCCCGACACTCGGCGCCGCCGTGAAGCTGATCTTCGCCGTCGTGCCTGCCGAGTTATAGAGAACGGTCGTGCGCGCCAGCGTGACACTGGCGGACGTATAGGCCCCGTAGCCCACCTCCCATTGGGTAAGATCGGCGCTTTCCGCTCGATAGCGATAAACCGTCCCATTGACCGCGCCAGCGCCGGCCGGCGTCTGGTAGCCTGTGACGGCGGCCGACACAACAAAGTCTCCCGTCCCGCTCGAAACCGCCGTGAATTTGCAGACATCGAGGAAGCCGGCCATCGATCAGGCCAGTTGGAGCACGCCGTTGGCCGCGTCGAACTGCACCTGAAAGGAGTTTCCCGTTGTGACGCTTTGTGCTGCTCCGTAATCAATCCATGCGATCAGCGGCTTAAGCGGGGTTGTCTGTGTCGAATTATAAAGCACCACGTAGCGGAATGTCGCGATGGCGCCGCCCGAGGCCGTGAACGTCACGTTGTTGAGGATGAGCTTTTGCGTGCCGGAAGTCTGCGTATTGCTGACCAGCGTGGCTTGGGTGCCCCCTGCGGTATAGCCGTTGCCGGCGGCTATCTCGGTAATGTCGGCAAATACCGCATTGGTTGCAACAGGGGCCACATTGCTCAGCGCCACCTTGAGATTGTCGGAACCGAGATTGTGCTTCCCGTTCGATACGTCGAGCACGAAGATGTTGAATTTTGATGGCGTCGCCATGCTATGTCACCGGCTCCGTATGCGAGATGCGGTTATGCTGGTCCCGCACGACGCGGAAGCCCTTGGGCGCGGCATGCGGCGTCGGGGCGTGCAGTTGCGCGAGCTGGCCTAGCAGCTTCTCGATATCGACTGACGGCGCCATGGGCTGGCCGTCCGGTCCCATGGGGCGCGGCTTGGATGCGATGTCCACGGCCTTCGCGGTCATGTTCATGCGATGGGCTTCGACCGCCATTCCGTGCTGCATCATGGCAAGCTGCTTCTCGTGCTCAAATTTTTGCTGTTCCAGCGCCGCATCGGCCTGCATCTTGGCGACCTGATGCTGGGTGTCGGCGTCCTGCTTGGCCTTGGCGAGCGCCATTTGGCCTTGCGCCTTCTGGGCCTCCACCTGCGCCTTTATCATCTCCGGGCTGGGCGGTGCTTGTGGGGGCGGCTGGTCCTTCGGGTCGGTGAAGAAGCTGTCGACGTTCTTGAGGTCGGACGCCTTCACGATTTCCTTGGCGGTGCTGTAGAGGTTCTGGTCGGATACCAGATTGGTCTTGCCGCCGAGCAGCAAGTCTTTCTGCACCCCCGCGACCGCCATGACATGCGCCAGCCGTTCGGTCTTGCCGCCCGAGCCCAGGCCAACATTGATCGTCATGTCGTCCCGGCGCTTCCAGCTCCGCGGATCGACGTTGACCCACTGATTGCGGAGACGGAAGACAGCAGCTTCCGAGGAATGCTTGCGGATCGTCTCGTGCAAGAGCGAGAACATGTCCCGCACGCCAGTCTCGGCAAAGATGCGCGCAATCAGCTTCATCTTGGCCTGCGCGGCCGTATAGGCGAGATTGGCCGTCGTGGCCGCGACGTTCTGCAAGGCGTTCGGATCAGGCCCCTGCCCTTGCCGGGATACGCCGGAACGCTCCTCCTTTTTGGAATCGAGGTATTCCATCGTGGGCAGGATTTTGTCCGCGATCGACGGCATTTGCTGCCATACGATGCATCCAGCCTGCTTGACGCGGATCGGAGCACCCGGCCGGGAAACGAGCAGATCGTCAAGCGTCGATTCGTTCGCCATGGATTCGGCGACTTCGGGCCGCTGGTTGACGGCCAGATAGGTATTATCAAGCAGGCCCCGCAGCAGCGCCGTCTTGATGCGCTGGATGTCCATGACCAGATCGGCCAGCGAGCGCCCGAAGAAACGGTGTGTGACCGGAACCGGCGTCATGGCGGCAAATGGGATGTCGTCGACCTCGACGATATCGGGCTTCTTGTTGCGGCTCAGGATCGATCCGACCTCGCCGCCGGTGGTCACGCGGTAAAGCTTGGTCTTTCCGTCGCCCTCGTAGTCCATGCGGACATAGTGCTCGATAACCCGCAGGAACCGATTGGCGGTGTTCAAGCCCTTGTCGCCGCCGGTGCCGGTGTTCTCATTCACCGTATCGCGGGCGAGTTCTTCCGTGCCGGTCTGGGTGACGTAGGTTGGCAACTCCTTGATGCTGTCCTCGTCGAAGCCCTCCGCGATCAGGTCGGCTTGCCGGCGCACCACGCGATGGTAGCAATAGCCGCAATCCCGGATGCTGCGCGCCTGGCGCTCGATGCCGAACTCCTCCGGCGGCACGCCCATCACGCGGGCCTTGGCGTAGGTTTTCTTTTTGACCACGGTAACGTCGTGGTATTTGGTGGGAGCTGGCATCGCCGGCATTACGGCCGCAGCCGGACCCTGTGGCGCCATCTGGCCTTGGACGGCTTGCTGCGGCGCCATGCCAGGATTAGGGGCGAGCATCAGTCTTCACCCTGCGCCAGTATTCAGCGGCGGATTCGCCCTCTGCGAGTTTCCATTCGGCCCGCAATGACATGCCACGTTCGCGATAATCCTTGATGTAGAATGCGGGATTCGCCGGGTCGAGTTCGCAGCCATATGACCTGTTGGGGTAAGAGCGCTCGTCATCCCGGCGCACCGACTGACTCCTCATCTTGTTCCTGCGTCTCGCCGGGCTGGTCCTTGACCGAATGCTCGATGATATCCACGTCCGGGTCAGCCGCGATCATGGCGAACTGGTCATCGGTCAGGTCGTAATACGTCTCGCGTTCCTCGCGCTCCGTCTTCTCCCACCACACCTTGACGACGCCGTTCTTGCTCAACAGCGAATCCTTGATGAACGTGTAGAGCACCAGAAACCCGGGGTTCTGCTGCATGAACACATGGTTCACGTAGTCGGTCTCCTGCTCCGCAGCCTGCACGTCCTCGGGGCCGGATGGCTCGAAGCGGATCGTTTCATCACCACCCGCGAATATCTCCATCAGGCTGGGCATGATGCCCTCTATGGTATCGGCAACGTCCGTTGAGACGGCGCTGGAGCGGCCTTCGAGCGTCGGCATATCGCGCGCCATGTCGCCCTGGTAATAGTCCATGGCGCGGCTTCGCTCGTCTGAGAGGCTCGATGCGGCTAGCCCCGCCAATGCGTCGGCGTGCTCCGCAGCCACTAGGGCGCGAAGAGTTGGTTCGTCCATTTTGGGCATTTAAGGCGCGGCCTTTGCGATGGCGTCGAATAGCTGAGCCTTGCTTGCGCCCCCGGGAACAGTCACTTCGACAATGGCCGGAGCGCCATTCGCTGGCGTGATCCAGGCGCGGTATAGTTCCTGCGCACCGCCATCGATATAGCTCATCACCATGCGGCTACAGGTTATACGACCTTCGAATATGGCGTTGAATTCGGTTGGATAGTCCGAAAAGTGGCTCATGCCACGCTCATCTTGGGCAGATCGAGCTTGCGGTTGAAGCCTTCCATGGTCACCCGTTTGTCCAGCGTCATCGCGAGATACCTGAATGCGTCCGCGGCATGACTTGCCCAATCATGCACGGGGCGCGGCTTGAGCACCTGCATGCGATCGTCATATTCCGCCCGGTAGAGCTTGAGCGCATCGATGCCCCGCGCGCATTTCTTGGCGTCGAACCAGCATTTGGGAATGAACACCCGCACGCCATTGATGCCGTCCTCGACCCGGTGCATCGGCGCGACCTGGATATTTTTCAGTTGCAGGCTCTCCAGAATCTCAAGGCGGCTCTTTCCCGTCCCGAGTTCCTTTGCTTGCGCATCATGGGGAACAATATGGCCGCCATAGAGATACGGCTTCGACTGAATCTCACGCACATAGTGGCCCAGATCGACGCCCGACGCCTCGTAATAGTCAATGATGCGGATTTCCCGCCCGACCACCTGGGCGAACCAAATGGCTGTCGCGTCGCGGATACCCAAGTCCCAGGCTGTCCATACCATCGCGCTCGGTTCATAGGGCACCCCCGAAATGCGCTTGTCGGCCTCGGCCTGGCTGATCAGCTTGCCATAGTAGGCGCCGACGATCGCGGCCTCGAATGAGCACTCAAATTCCTGGGCATACTGTTCCGGCGACATGCCCTTCTTGAGGCTGTCCAGCTCGTCCGGCGCGATGATGCCGGTCTCACTCGCCTTCAATGTGAGGCGGAAGAAATCCTCTTTCAGCGTGCCGTCTTGGTTCCGGTCAATGTGATAGAACCAATCTCGACCAGCAGGCGTTCCGATGAACGTCGCCCCACCATTGAAGTCAGCCAAAGTAGGGCGGATGACTTCGGGCCAAGCCTTGGGGTCGATTTGAGCCGGTTCATCGATTGTCACATCGTCGAAATACAGCCCGCGCATCCGCTCGTAGTTGTCGGCCCCGTAGAGCCTGACGCGCGCCCCGTTCGGGTAGTCAATGTAGAGTTCCGACGTTTGCACCGTAATGCCCGGTATCGGCGCGGAGTAGTATTTCAGGTATCCCCACGCAATGTCTTTAGCCTGAGCGTAAGTCGGTGCGACAAATCCGTATCGGGGCGGCGGGTTGCGACGAGTGTTAGACAGGGCCGCGCGAATCTTGTCGTTGATGCAGCCGACTGTTTTGCCAAATCGACGGTGGGCAACAATCTTGCTGAATCGGTCGGTTCGGTCATGATATGGAACGAACTGCTTTCGACAGGAGTACGGGATGACTATTCGCTCGGGCTCTGCCATGTCACCGTCACTGGCGGATGTTCCTCATCCCCCACGATTGCCTGTGGAACCTTGCCGTCGAGGCGGTTCGCCAACTCTTCCATGGCGCGCACGTCGCCTCCAGCGGCCTTCTCGATGAGCTTGCGAGCTATCCTGCGCAGGTCGCGGTGATCCTCTGCGGACTCTGCTATTTCCATGCGGAGCGCGGCGAGGAATGGCTTATCGCGCTGTTGTCCTCGACTATTCGGGTTTGCCATTTGGATAAATAAGCATTTGTTTATGCGAAGTGAATTCGGAGCGACCCATAGTCTGAGATGAAATGCCCCCAGAAAAACGGCCAGCCGCCCGGTGCCAGCCGGGGCGAGCACATATCCATATCATGCGCGATCAGCCCCCAATGGGGAATTTCGAGGAACAGCCTCATTTCCCACGCCTCTTGCCCTTGAGCTTGGTGGCGCGTGAGAGGATTCCAGTACCTTTATCGGCCTTGTTGAATTCCTTGCCCACGGATTGCGGAACGCCACCATAGCCGCCGCGCCTATGGGCTGCCGCTGCCATCAAGCGGGCCTGCGAGGGGGATTTGCTGGGCATCAATCGCTATCCCGGTCGCCGTCGCCCTTGCTGACGGATGCGGAGTATCCGCCCTGGTTGCGGCTGCCGATCTTGTTGATGAGGCCGCTGCGGTCTTTCACGGTGTCGGGATCGCCCTTGCGGGTCAGACCGGCATCCGAGC